TTATTTTAGTTTGTAGTATAAAGAGAAAAGGTAATTTTTTGACGTAAAATTAGTTTGATATTGTGCCGAAACCCCAATATCATAATAATAGGCTCCTATACCTGCGCCTATCCATTTATTTGTGCTATATGACCCGACTATAAACGGCGTGAATACCCGTTTCTTTTCGATTGTCGTCACTTTTTGCATCGGAGTAAAGTTGTAACTTAGTTTTTGAAGCAAATTGTACTGCACGTCCGCGGATACAATTAATTTGCCATTATCATCGTCAAACAGCTGTTTCCGGTAGCTATTCTTTGTAATGTAGTTTTGAATGATTTTAGCCGTGTCAGTTTTTAGAATTACAGCATAAGGCACAGAATCACCTGGAAGATAAACTGTATCAGGTTTCGCGGGAAGTGCAGGGTTATCGGGTATCTCCGAATGATACGGCGATAACTGTTGCGAGTATAGCGTATCCGTAACTGTTTTCCCAGGCACTAACTTTGTTGTTGTTTTAACTTCAGATGTTTGACGGCCAACAAAGAATCCGACAGCCAGCAATAGAATGGCAACTGCTATTTTCCAGTATTTTTTAAGTGTTTCCATCGCTGCTATCTTTTTTGTGCAAATTGTGCAGTACCGGCAATAAAAGCACATCCGGCAACTACATAACCAAGCACGGTTATTAAAGTTGGATTCAAACTGAGAGACATAACTGCATTTGCTGAAATAACTGCTCCACATGATACGCCTAATTTCAAAGCTGAATTTCTCAACTTTTTGAAAAATGGGGGAAGATCGGTCTTTAACCGGCTTTTTGCTTCTTTGCAAAAATCAAATAATTTTTTCATACTGCGTTTTTGAAAAGTTGATAATTTGCGGCCATAGTTTCGTCATACGGAGTCCTACCCCACTTAATGGCCATTTCTTTGTATTTTGCTCCATTGTAGATATAGGCCACAATTCCCCAACATTTAGTTTTTAACGCGGCCAACAATTTTGCGTCCGTCTGAATGAACCGGATGATTTGCCATACTTGACGATCAATACCCTTCTTTGCGTCATCCCACATTGCCCCAACTGAAGCATATCCGAGTCTTTGCCAATGTTCACCCATTATTTGACCGAGACCGATGCTGGTAGCCTCCATTGCAGCATTAGCATTCTTCGCAAACGCATCGTTAAACGCTTTCCACTCCGCAGCCTGACGTTCCACACCATTAAGTGACCAAAGCCCGGATGGAGCATAGGGAGCTTGTTTACGGAACCACACGGGTTCAAACTGGATGGTTATCTTTCCGGTTGTCGGATCGAAGCCCTGCCCGCCTGTTTCGGTTTGGATGAAAGCAAGTACCGAGGCGAGCTCTATATCGCCCCGGTACTTGTTCGCTGAGTCAATTATTTGTTTGTTCATTTTTTTTCTTCAGATTAAAAAGATTTCTAAAATATCCAATTCCTTGAATTGTAACAATGTCATAGAGTAATTCAACTGCTTTGTTTCCGGGAAGTAACTGTTTGCCATTTTTGAGTATATTGATTACGTACGAATAGGAGACTATCACCGAAAACCACCTTACCCCATAATCTGATAATATACTTTCGTGAAGGTTAACGCTAACGGCAGATAAAAAAAACATCAAACCGAAATAATAGCACATCTGTATGATTGCATCAAAAGACTTTTTCATGCTGAACGAAGCGTTATTAACCCTTATATCGGTAACGAATCCTGTAATGTAATTTACCGTAAAACCAACAAGAAGAATAAAAAAGGCCTCTTTCATTGGTAAAAATGTGGACACAATACCAGTGAATATAAACTGAAAAACTCCCTTGATAAAATCCAAAAAACGCGCTATTAATTCTTCCATGATCGTACTAATTACTTTGTCAATCCTGCAACTATGTCGTAAAAATCGGATAATACTTGTGCTGTTTCATCTTTTGTCAAAGAGCTTGATAGCGTTGTACAATAATTAGTGTTATCATATTGTCCGGTACCAAGAAACTCTCCAATTGTTTCCGTTTTAGAATCATATCGACGAATAGCCGATGCAGTCACTTTGACGAGGTTTGAACCTGCTGTTTCTATTTGCACATCATAAATAAAAGATGTGTTTTTAAATTGCGATGTACGCAATCCGCTTTGTGATAAAATTTGTTCTTCCATAATTGAATTGTTAATTATTAATTAGTTGTCAAGGTATACACATCCGGTTTGTTTATCGTAACAGAGACTGACCCTATTTGAATCATTTCCGCTTGCAGACTGCGACCAGGAAGGAAATAAAGCCCTGAATAATACCTTTCTTACCGTCTGTCCATCTTGCTGAAAGTTTTGCCAGCCTAATTGTAAATTTCGTAACGTAGAACCAGCCACCTCGCTATGGTCAAAACCACCTAATGGCGATATTCCAGCGTGGGAATATACCGAAGCTGAACGCACTAATTCGGCATTAAAGGAAGTCATCTTACTTCCATCCGTATCAGTAATCCACGAAAAAGAACCAATTACATTATTTGACGCGTCGTAAAATTTCAAACCGGCTCCATCTGGACTTAATTCTGCCCTTACCCCGTCAGATGCCGTTTTTACCGTTCCGGCTATAGATACATTTCCATTTGCATCGATGTCGAAATTATCAGTATCAATGATAATTTTTGAGCCGTTAAATTGAATAGCACCATTTCCCAATCGGAATGTTCCGTCTTTTTTAAATAATGTAGATGCTATTCCGGCTAATGCATCGGCATAAGTGCCATTTCCCCACATTAAAATATTGTCTGATTGCAGACCGCTCATTCCTGCCGTTATTTGGCCGTTGAGTGCTTTCAACAAAAGCACAGTGGTAGCTAATAAACCGCCATTTATTTCCGTGCTGCCTTGCAATGCAGATGCGAGATATGTCAATGCACTTGGTACATCTTCTTGTGCTAATGAAAAATCAGTTGCTTTATTTCCAATTTCAAGTTTGAAATTTCTAAAGAAATAATAAAGTGAATTTTCTAATCCAGTGATTATCAAGTTTGAATTTAAATTGAAATTTGAAATTTGGATTGAAAATCTTTTCCATCCTGTTGTCAATTGAGGATATAGTTTGTTGCTTGAATCCGAATCAACATAAACAGTCATTGATCTTGCACCTCCGTTGCAATAAGCGTCAAAAGACAATATCATTTGCTTTCCTGTTATAGATGAATCTGTTATCGTATCACCTATGTATCTGAATATGCCGGCGGAAAAGTTATTTCCCCCTGTCGTAAGTCTAAAATAATCACTAAAATAATTGATAGTGCCTATATCAGAGGTATTACCAACCCATCCACTTTTTTGAATGATGGTTTTTATATAATTCCTTCCGCCTACCTGTATATTATTTGCTGTTGTCAAAGCATTATCAGCCTGCGTTTTTGCCGCATTGGCCAGCAATTGAGCCGTTCCAGCACTCGACCCGGCGGCACTGGCGGTGCTTTGAGCGGATGAAACGGCATCGTTAACAGATACACCTGATGTGAACCTGAAGTTTCCCTGAATATCTCCTGTATCCAGATCAACGTACATTACTCCGCTTTGCGACTGAATTCGGCCAGTTTTGATATGCCGCCCATTGATTGTCGTGCCTCCATACGTTAGTGACAATAATCGCGTATTAGTTGCAGAGTCTACTGAATTTGCTATGCCAATCCAAAAATGGTAATAATTTACATCACTGTCTGATTTTATTTGTTCTGTTGAGAACAACATGATTCCATTGCCGGTAGTCCTTGAACATTTTGCATAAATATAATAGGCAGAATCAGAAGTCAGTGTCAAATCACCATCTGAAATAGCCCAAATTTTTGAATTGCCAGAAGAATCAGTAATTGCCTGATGAGTCAATGTACCTCCCGTGTACACGATCCTGTTTTTAGCTCCTAAATAGTTGGGTTGAAAAAGAGTATTCGTCAGACTGAATTGCTGCGACTTTGAGCTAACAGAAAGCATTGACGTCTCGATTGACAGCGGCCTTATCTTGTCCGTAAAGTAACCGTCAGGATCGAATACCATGTTCAATACCTCCTGTGAGGCTTTGTAGTTTTGACGTGCCCGTGCCGGATCGTTTAGATTGTTAAGGTTTACGATTGTATTAATTGATTTTACATCCGTAACAGTTCTTGCAATTGTTCCTATCTCAACCGGGATGTCAGATATTGTCAACGTATACGAAAACTCATTGATCAGATCACGCGAGAACCGAGTTATGCGTATTGCCTTATCAACTTCAAGATCCGAATCTTTAATGTGAATTACATCGCCAATTGAGAATATGTTTGAAGACACACCACCCATTATACTCTTTAGATAAAATTGATCTATTGTAAGAGAGTATTGTATGCGCGGTTTAGAATACGTATCTAAAAAGCTTTGTCCTGATGTTTGCAAGTCTGTTTCAGCCGTATCAATATAGCTTTGCGGCTGATTTACATCAATCAATACATATTGATCACCTACGGCAAATTGAAATTCAGACAGCGTTTCAGAAGGAAATGAATAATTGTTTTCGTCTGTCTGTTTTACGATTGTAAAAGTCTTTGTTTCGTGATCGTAGGCTGTTGTCTCAAATTCATATCCAGCCAACTTTCCGGTATTGAAATGCACCTTTGCGGATGTTCCAGAAAGCAGATATTTTGTTTCTCCGGTACTATCTTTTTCATTAAGATCGAACATGGCATTGTCAGCAAACTTATACACAGACGATCCAAGTGCTGTAATAGTTCCGATCCGACGCGGGTAGATGCTATCGTATATCTTTTTCCCCTCCCAAATCCCGTATTTAGCAATTGAATCTGCATCTTCAATATAGCTTAATGCTTTGCTTTTGCCCGGCAAGCATAGTACATCAGCTCTATACTTTGTAGTAACAATATTTTTTGAACCTCCATATACAAATAGCCGATTGATTATGTTCGACGATGATACCTTTTCGCGCGTCAACTCATAGATTCCTTTACCCTTTCCATATTCAAATACAAAAGGGAAAAGAGAACCCAACTGCCCGATATTGATAGTCCTGTTACCGGATCCGTCAATTGATATATTGAACTCAGTATCATAGTTATCTGAATTGCAAAGTGATTGAATAACAGATAAGCATGTGTCCGAATCACTGAACGATATTGTTTTTGTTTCTGTTCCTGAAGGATAGGTTCCAACTGACCATTTACCAGGAAAAATACGGTTTGCGTTAGCTACAATAATATCAAGAAACATTTTTATGTCTCCTGTCAATACGTTTCCGTTTAGATCCTGAATGATATTTCCAGTTGTATCAACATTTACATTAAAACTTGCACGTAACAAGTCATATTGAACACCTTCGAGCTGAATATCATATTCAAAATGGCTATCAGATACCTTTTTTTCTTTTGCCGGAATATTCAACGTATAATCACGCCCGTAAACAGTGATTTTGTCACCAAGATAAAACTTTAGTTTTTTTGCTGATTGTATGGAAATATCTACGGTGTCGGAATCAAAAGAAACAGTCTGACTTGCTTTTGTTACTGAACTAACATTTTCTTTTGAGTTCAGATTTAAGATAGTTCCGTCAATATGTGTGATTATAATTTGTTCCATAATACTGTCCCGGTAGTAGTTAATGACGTTATTTCGTCTATATTTCCAGTTATTACGATATAATATGTACCATCTATTGAATAACTGTGTGCTATTGTTTGAGATGTACCACCTACATCGTAAGTATGCGAACCATCCCCCCAATAGATATTCAACAGCTTTGATGACGTAACGGTTATACTTACCGTCTTATCAGAGTCACTTGTCCTTATGTATTTCAGAACTTTTTTAACTGGCTCCGGCTCTTTCAGTTCGAGGGTAAATGTTCCGGTCATATTTGCATCACTCCACTTTTTGTCAACGTCAACGTTTTTGCTCAAATAAACTTCGTACACAAGAGGATTAGATGAGTCTACGGATACCATAAGCCGACGTGTGCCGGTTTGATCAAACAGGGAAAAAAAATTGTTGCACTGAGTTATGAATGTTGATTTGCTTGCTGCCGTGATGAAGCATGTAAGCTTTATCTCTCTTGCTTTATAATATTTGTGTTCAAGATCTATAACGTCTCCATGATACCCCTCCCAGCTGACAGTTAAAGGCTCTTTAAGCTCTGGTCTACTTAACAATCCATCCGATGCCGATACATGAACACCAAACGTTTTTATGTCAATTCCATCTATTAAGTAGTTTATAGTCATATTAATAGGTGCTTTTGTTTTTCTCTATTACTTTTATCAATGCGTTTCCGTTTACTTTCTGAATAACCCTACCTCCATACCGGTTAATGCAAACTTTTGCTTCATCAAAAGCCACAACGCTTAGTGTGGTATTTTCAAACATGTCTATCACGACGAATGAATTTCCCTCTGCTTTAAGTGTTATTTCGGAATCGTGCTTTAAAAACACTTCGCTGATGTTGTATTCGCTTACCTCCACTATACCGGTACATTTTCCAAGTGCTACTATTTTCTTATCATTAGCCACATGAATAGATTCGTCGAGATGTATGCCAAAAGATTCCATCTTGCCCTTAAAGTTTTTTCGTATGTAATCGTTTGTAGGATAGTCATTTGACAGACAGAAATCAATACCTCTCAGATACATACTCAAAAGAGCATTTGTATCAGTGGTATTAACCAAATCATTATACCATTCTTCACAAATGCCTTTTCTTTTTGCTTGTTTTGCGAGATCTTTGTTTATACTCATAATAATAGTATCACTGTGATACAAATTTAATTAATTCAAACCAAGCCCCCGTAATGAATCCCCAGAAAGTTTTGATAAAGTTTTATCAATGTTTTCAAGAAATTTATTGTATGCTGTATTTTTTGCGATTTCATCAAGCTTTAATAGTTGATTTCTCATAATATCGATGCTTTGAGCCTGATTGATACGAATCGCGTTTATATATCCGGCAAGAAGCGTCGCTGTTTCTTCAGTTACAGTGCTTGAGATGCTGCCAGACAAAGAAGAAGAACTACTATTTGAATCTCCAAGGTATTTTTTAATGCTATCCGGCATCTGGTCGAGCACTGACGTAATACCAGAACTTAAAGACGTCAACTCGGTGCCCATTTGTGCGGCCTGAGTCATAACTGAATCAAATCCTAAGAAATTGCCATCCGAATCAACCCATTTAGCGAGATACTTGTTTATGATATTACCAACAGGCTCTTCGACAAGCTTTTGTATGAGCATCTTTTTTATGACGTCCCCGACAACGTCATTTACCTTGTTCGCCCAAGCCTGAGCCGCATCTTCGCCGTTGGCAAATGCTGTTATAATTGCATCTCCGAGGCTGTCTGCTACGTCTTTCACTGCACCTCCTATCAGATCCTCTCGAATAGAATTAACGGTATCCTCAATCTTGTTCTGAATATCCGTTATCTGATTTTTGTATTCGTCAATTTTCCCGCTGTCTGTTTTTTTCTTTGCCTCTTCAGCGGCAATCATTGCCTGATACTCCTGTTGTTGCTGTTTCAGATTTTTTATTGCAGAAACCTGATTAGCATACGTTTCAGACCCCAACGCTTTGTCTATTGTTCTCTCAAGTTGCTCATATGTAGCCTGAAGATCCTTTACATTGTCCTGGTGTTTTTTTATTGTAGCTTCCAGTTTTCGGTCTTTAGACCCAAATAACAAATCGTATCCGCTCGAAATTACACTAATCGATCCTTGAATGATCGAAAGGGGATTACCCGATGCAATTCCGGTAGCCAACTGAGATGCCCCTGACATAATACCGTCGATGTCACCTATTACAGCTTTTGTATTCTCTGACATTGATATACCCATTTTATCCATGCCTCCAATAACGGCATCAAATGAGCCTTTTACAAGATCGATACCGGATGCAGCTGATTTGAATATATCCTTGAAAGCTTTGTCTTTGTCTTCGTCTTTCGTAGCTGATTTGTAACTCTGAAAAGCATCTTTAAGTGCTGCAAATGGATTTTTGGTTCGTATTTGATCGTTTATTTTATCCATCTGATCACGTAATGCTTTCAACTGATCCGGGGGAAGATTTAATTTTGACCATTCAGCTTCCAACCGATTACGCAATTCGATCATTTTATTGATCGTAAGCGTATCCATATTTCCGAATAGAGTTGTCCAGTCTGTTGATTTCATTAGCTGATCAACTTCAAATTGCCCACTTGATTTTTTGAAAGCATCATTTCTGGCAGCTATCGCATCCATTATTTGCTGCTTTTCGTCATCTGTTTTTGCCTTAAACAATCTCTTGTTAAGCTCTTCAATATCATTGTTGTAATTTGCTTGCAACTCAACAATCTGCTGCTGTGTAGTTTTGTATTGATTCAACAGGTCATTGAAGTACTTCCTTGATTCGTCAGAACTGGTTTTATCGATTAATTGCAACGCTTGCGTCTTTTGCTCAGGAGTAAGATTTTTATTGTCGTTTACCTTTTTACGAGTTTCTGCCAGCTTTTCAAGGTATTCAGTTGTAGTTTTAGAATCATCTTTCAACTTCGATAAGTCTTCTTGAAATTGTGCAAACGGATCCTTAATGCCTTTTGCCTCATTCAAAGCCTTGGTTAGCTTGTTAAGGTTTTCGATCTGCTCGGATGTTGCACCACCTTTTGAAACGATAGACTGCAATTCTTTTTGTTTGTTTTCAAGAAATTCAGTGTATGAAGAACCTCTGCTTTTCAATGCTTCAAATTGCTTGTTTGCTGCTTCCTGACCAAACATTATTACATACTGATAATATTCGTCATACTGCTGCTTCCTGTAGCTCATTTCTTCGTCAAACGAACGATATGTAAGAGCTTTTATCTTTGCTTCTGCGGCTGCAATGTCGGCAGTGATGTCAACACCTTTTTGTGTAGGTTGAAGTTTTGAATTGAATTTTGAACCAACAGCTTTGCCGGTTATCGAATCGTAAGCCGTAATACTGTCTTTCATTTTTTTCAAAACTTCAGTCCAATATTCGAGAGTGCCGAAAGGGGTAATTTTTCCGGCTCTTGCTTGTTTGTCTGAATATGACTTTAGGTGCGCATCTGCCTCTGCAATAAGCTGTGATTGCTTTCTCCATGATTCAGATCCTTTTTCTGTATCGGCCATTGCGTCTCTGGCCGTTTGTGCATTCTTCTTTTGATCCTCCCAGTATTGCTTATTCTTTACAATGACTTTTTCAGTTCCAGTTGCCGTTTTGCTGGTTGCATCTTGAGCATCTCCAAAAATTGAAAGAGTATCTTTAAGGTCATTCTTCATTTTAGAGTTTAACTGATCGATGTTGTCAAATGTTTTGCTTACTGATCCGCTAAACCATCCTACTGCCTGCGGTGATATTCCATTTTTGCTCAATATATTTTCTGCCGCATATTTTCCGCTCTTGTCAAATGCGGCTTTAACCTGAGACAAAAGAGCGTTACCGGCATCAGACCCCAGCTTATCCGTTAGTTTCTTTTGCACTGACTGCCATTGATCTGCTATTTTCTCTGAGTAATTATCTGAAATATCTTTTGTGTACTTATCTTTCAATCTTGCTTTTGCAGAATCTACAACGGCTTTAGTTAGCTTGTCATAAGCTATTTTCATCCCGTTAACCGTGTTCAACTCCGTGTTTAGCATTGAGTCGTACTGACCGTATTTTTGAATAATAGATTCTTTAGCTTTTTGATATTCCTCCGTGCCCTGCTTTGCGTTTTTAAGCCTGTCAAACAGGATATCAAGCGTCATCGTTTCGCTCGATATTGAGGCATTCAATTCTTTTTGTGCATCTTCTGCCACTGTCGTAGCTGTTGCAAATTTGTATGCAACTACTGCAAGTCCTGCGAGTGCTGCGGCTGCGAGTGCGTACGGATTCATTAGGGCTGCGTTGTTGAATGCAATTTGGTTTGCAGTAGCAAATCCTAATGCTTTTGCCATTGTCAAATACTCCTGTATAAATGTTGACAAAGCGACCGCTTTTTGCGCTACGGCAGTGACAATTAAAGCGGCTTTATAAGCTCCGTATGCTGCTATAATTGGCTCTATCGCTCCAAGTATGTCTTGATAATGTTCAATAGCGCCAGTTGTTCCGGTTATTATGTCTGATAGGAAAGAATCATTGCTTTCTCCTATCTTATTCAGCATTCTATCCCAAGCATCTTCCAGGTTGCTAATTTGGCCAGTGAGAGTTTGAGATTGCTTTTCCATCAGGTTATAAAACATTCCACCCTGATTAGTAAGATTTTGAATAACCTGCTGAACCTGCGGAAATCCTATTTTGCCATTTTCAACCATTTTTGAAATCTGGTCATCAGCAACACCCATAACCTTTGCAAGCTCATGAATGATTGGAATTCCGGCCTCTGTGAATTGCCTCATGTCATCGCCTTGTAGCTTGCCTTTAGCCTTTACTTGACCGTATGCAAGAATAAGCCGGTCGAGAGGAACAGAAACGCCAGCAGATATATTGCCGAGTCGAATAACGGTGTCGTTTACATCTTCGGCGGCAACCTGATACGCAAGAAGTTGTTTTGCACCTGAAGCTACCTGAGTAAGCGTAAATGGTGTTTTTGCAGCTGTGTCAACAATCTGAGCCATCAGTTTATCTGACTTTTCCTTGCTGCCGAGCATTGTTGTAAATGCTACGTCAAGCTGTTGAAACTCTCCGCGCACATTAACAAGCTCACGTCCAAAACCGGTCAAAGCCTGAATACCGAAGTAACCGGCCATTAACCCACCTACTTTTGAAAATGCGTCATCAATTTTTTTACTCTCATTGACTGCCGACGAAGAAAGACCCTGTATTCTTCTTTCAGTTTCTTGACATCCTGCTATCAGCTTATCGTTATTCAGATACGCGTCAAATTCGAGTGCTCCGTTATCTGTATTCATAATTACCCAAGTAAATTAATGTATTGTGAAACATTCTCAGCGTTTTCCTTGTTGAGTTTCATGTCGTCGTCGTCATCTTTCTTAAATTCATACGACGGTAAATCGCTCATAAACCGCTGTACAATCGCCCATGCGATGCCGTTGTGTAAATAGTCCCATGTCCAGTGAAGATGAGCGCATATCGCAGCCCTTCGCCCGTACGGACTGTTTAAGCCTTTTGTTTTTCCTCTATCAGATTCGGCATCGTCGTCCTTGCTGCTGACATCAATCTGATAGAGCTGATAAAATCCCCTATGTTCGACATTGTGTTGATCAGGATGCAATACTGAACCAACTGTGAAGGTTTCAAATTCATAAAAAACAACTCCGTCAATTCATCAAGGCGTTTGTCATCATTCTTATGAACGATTCTGCCGCTTTCCTGTATGCTTATCACGTAATCCTGACCAATCACCGCAAGCGCAATAATTCTTGCAAGTCTTCGTCCATGTTTAGACACGAGCATTTTAGCCTCCTGCATTGCAGACTCTTTAAGTAATGATTCGTCAATTCTCAAATCAATTTGCTCTGCTGTAATTCTGTCAAGAGTTGAAAGTGTAGGTTCATGAATGGTGAATTTTACAGTTTCAATTCTTTTCACCTTCTTCCAAAAACGTTTTATAAATCCGTGGTGACGGACGTATATTGTCCTATCAACACTAATGTTCACCCCTTTGTCTATCAACAGGTTTATTTCTTGTTTTTCAGCAATAATTTTTTCTTCTTCCGTCATGTCATTGTGTATTAAAAAAGCCCCGAAAAGAAATATTCCGGGGCTTTTCGGTTACGATTTAACGCCTTTCGATTGTTTATGCACCAGCCTGTGTCACAGGAACTATTGCAGTAAGACCATCCGCAACTATGGTCACATTTGCAGTCCTGCTTTCACTGTTAGTGTTTGCAGTCACCTTAACAGTAACTACTTTGCCAGAGCGTGTAACCGTCAACCATTCAACATCGTTAGGAGCCGATGCGTAAGACACATTTCCGGTAGATGTTGCTGTAATTGTCTGCCCGGTAGCATCAGCAGCAGCGGTAAAGTTTAATGATGTAGGAGCTACTACAAGTCCAGAACTTGCCGCATATGAATGAATTGACTTTCCGGATGTAACTGCCTGTGGTGTCACTGTGAATTCTACAAGGAAAATTCCTTTTGCGCTGAATTCTGCATTAATAGTAGCTTCAATGTCAGCGTTCGGGATGTCTATCAGAAGCCCTTGTTCCGTGACAACCTGAATAGCTTTGTTGTCAACAGTCTCAGTCCCATCAAATCCCCATTTTTTAGCCCCTGCGGTGCCGATATTCGTTCCACCCACGTAGCTGATAAGCGTGTCTACATCAGCATCCATGATCGAAAATGTCAAAACAGGTATTTTCTTCTGTTTTTTTGTAACCTCTGGCGCAGATTTTCCTTCTTCAAAATGCTGAGTTACATCTGCTTTGTCCTGTGCCAATTTACATGAGTCCTTGTAGGTTTTGCCTATCTTCGACATAGAAGAAGGCATTGTGCCGGATGTACTTGCCGTTCCTACATTAATTTGAGATAATCCTAATGTGATTAATGACATAATTGTAATTTTTATTGTTGTATATTCCAAGTAATTCTTATATTGACAAAGTGTTGAGCAACATCGGCTTCTGCAAGTATATTTTGTGATTCAACTGACATTTTCAATCCTGGTATTCTTGCGTTTCTGATAGCATTTACAACCAACAAGGATATAGATTGCAGTTTTGCCGTATCGGCTACGTTTTGCTGCACTCCTCCGATGGTTACTTTCAAATCGGGTACATGAATATTAATGTTCGATGTCCCAATTTGAGGAAGCGAGTCTTGTGTCAGTGTAATCGTGTTTACAACAATATCGATTAGCTTTGAACTTGTCGGCCTATCAACCAGATAAATGCCACCAGTAACGGCTGATTTTATAGCCGGTACATTTACGGTAGTAAATAAAATAGTATCAGTGTCAAATGATAATTTCATTATTCAATAAGCTTATTGATATTGCGTTTAAGTTGTTCAAGTAATTTCGGCAGTTCTTGCGTGGCGAGCATCTCTGTTGATGTAAGCACGTCCCGTCCTGTAGCTTCTACATACAATGCGTAATTCATTCCGGCCACAACAACAAGCAAAAGCCCTTTGTCATATTTAGCGGCTGCGTTACCAGCAATTCTTTTGCCTTCATTTACGCCCTGTGATCCGTTAAGTGTATTATAAAATGCTTCACGCAATGCTACACCGTCTTTGAAAACCACATATCCGACAGACGAGCGCAGATTTCCGGTTTGGTCGGTGTAATCCCCATTTTCACGCGCATGTTTCACGCATAGTTCGCCTAGGTATTGAAGTTTTTGTATTTGCCTTTTTTCAACTACTTCCAGAAAGGAATCTAACCGGCTTCTTATGTCTGCTTGTGTGAATTTTGGTGTTATAGCCATAACCTGCAATTGAGTTGACCTTTGTCAAACTTCAACACCTTACCTGTTATTCTAATACCGTCATTTGATAGTACCTGAATTTCGGTAAGTACATTGATTGGCAATACATTAACAGGCATATAGACAACCGATGAAAAAACAATTGCTTGACCATCTGATAAGGCGATTAAAGTGCCTTTCCCGTTCGTTTCTTCCCTGCATTCTGTAACATAAACCCACGATTCACCACCATTCGACCAACTCCCGTCAGGGTTTTGAGTCGATTCTGAAACTTGTTTTACTTGTAGTGTATGTGGGTATTGTATCATGATTACCAGTAATGCGAACGGTTACGGATTGTTGATTGTAGCGGATTGAATACACCGTACTTTGAAAATATGCCGGTTGCAAGCTTCGTTAAGTTTGCTTTTTCAGTCATTGACGCCTGATAATTTCCTTCTGCGATTGAACCTGACGTAACAAGCAATACATATAAATTGGCCGTTGCCAATTCAAATGCTTTTGTAATACCTGTATATTCGTCAATATCTTTTATTCCCTGATCGATCAGAAGCTTTTGTAGTTTCTTATCTTCTACAGGATAATTGCAGGCTGCCGATATTGCTTCAAGATTTGTCATGATAAATAGCATAGGGGGCTATATTTCAAGCCCCCTTTTGGTTACTTATTCCAACTCGTGTTGTTGGTTTGCAACAAGTACGAGCGGGTCGATTGGTTCCATGCCGGGAATGCGTTAGCGATACCCTGTGTAACTTCTTTCACCGGTTCTTCGTTGCTGAACTTTTTGATCAGAGTGTGACCGTTCATCACTTTCAGAGCTACCGAATTTTGAACATTCAGATCGATAGGACGCTTCCAGTAGGTAGTTCCTAAAATCTGAGATTCAGAGAAGGTGACAACGTTCGATTCAAACGGATTTACAGTCGTGCGGTTGCCGTTAGGCAATTCGATGGTCAATTGCTGATCGATAACAACGATTTGCAAACCGTACAGGTCAGGACGACGAGTCATCATGCTGTTTACGTCTGTGAGAGCAGGAACCTGAGCGGCACCGGCAATATTTGCCAACATGGTAGCGCACATTTTGATAGTTTCGTCTTGCGAGGCAAGAGAAACAAATGTGTCAAGGTTCATGAAAGCGTACTTCAGGTAAATACCTTTTGCGCGGTATGCTTTCACGATTGCCGGGAAATCTTTCGAGAATGGCTTTCCGGTCGTTCCATTATCCCAACGAGTATTTACGCCACCTTTTTGATCAGATTCGAGTTGATAATCAACGTCAAATTCAGTCAATACAGCCGAGTTGTTGGTATTGGTAACTTTAACCTTACCCAATGAGATCTGTTGTAATGCAATCCATTCGAGACGAGCAGCAACACCGTCCCAGCAGAACTGGGTATCTTCAGCCCAAAAGTCAACCAAAGCGCGAAGGTCAGGGTTTCCACCGGCCATTGCGATCATAATGTCATATTCCGTCAGTTCATCTTCCAGCTTGTCGCGAGAAATGGCAATTTTAGGAATATCACCCTGAATACGGGCGATCGCTTCACGGGTTTTTTTGGGGATAGATGATCCACGAGCCACAAGGTCGGCAGCGATTCTCAAACCGGCTTGTCCTTCAAGCATTTTCCAAGTCAAAGTATTGGTTTCCTTTAACGGGAAGAGAGTAGGATAGTAGAAGTCATTCAACTTGTAGGTATTAACTACAGCCTGCATGTCTTTCTCGTTCAATCCTAACATCAATGTCTTTTGCATATCTGTAATTTTTTAAGGGTTAAACAATGTAGTTGATACCTTTCAGCGTGGATTTCAGCGTATCGTTTACGGCAGGTGCATTTACGGCACGTACCACGGCGATAACCTGTGCATCTACAAACAAGTTGTCAGAAGCGACAACATCAGCATTTTGACCCGCAATGCAGGTAGGAACATATTTTACGATTTTGTTTGCGCCTGCTGTTTCGTAGGCAACTGTTTTAGAAGCTGCTGTAATAGCAACCCCGAGAGTAGTACCTACAGTAACAACATCTTTCGATGCGTCCGTTTTGTCAATAGCAGTGATAGCCTGACCATTTGCACCTTCGGTACCGATTTTGTCACCTACTTTTAAGTGACTTCCTTTTGCAATTGAAATAGTTGTAGCATCTGCTGCAACATCTTCAACGATCAATGCAGTTTTGGTGACATGATACATCCCGTCGTCTGCCAAATAAGCAAGAGGCGTACCTTCCAAAAGTGCAGATCCACCAAGTTCAGCCGTTTTCACGGTAACACCTCCTGGCACATCGGCCAATCGGTGTAGGATAGCCTTTACGATCCGGCTATCTTTGCTTTTTGAGATCTTCAACATTTTAGTGTTTTTTTAATGTGTTACAATTTTTTGCCTTCAAGATTTGCATCCGGCTTTGTCTTGTCATCCACATAAGCGGCTACCGCGGACGATATGCCATCTTTGTTTTGACCACCCATCAGCGGGCGACCGTGACCGGATAAACCTATATCGGCTATTTCCTGATTTAAACCTGTAATGTCCGTATCGAGTCCTGTCAAGTATTCTGCAAACTTCTCGTCGTTTTCAAAGTTCATGAAACCGAAATCTTTCAGTTTTTGAGCCTTGAATTGTTCTCCTATTTTGTTCCCTTCAGGAAATACGGAGAGCTTTGATTGAAGTTGTTGAAGCCTTGTTTCGTTTACTTTTTGACCTTCAAAAGCAGAAAGTTTTTGCTGCAATGGTTCTACCGCTGTTTTTACAGCGTTAGCAACGATAGTAGCAATGTCGTTTGTATCTGTTGCCTTGTTAGGGTCTGGGTCCTTGTTTGGATCCGGCTCTTTCTTTTCAACAAAATCAAACTTCTTCTTCAAGGTACCTTCGTAGGTCTTGTTTGCTTCGGACACCTCTTTGTCCACGTCTTTGCGGTAGTCTGACACAAACTCATTCACCTTTTCAGGAGTAAGTTTTTCGACCAGTGCGCCCGCTTCTGTTTCATCTGCGGCTTGTAACGACAAGGCATTTGCCAATCGTGCCAACCCGTCTTTTCGCACGCCTGCAAACTTTGCTACCAGTAATGCGAGAATTTTTTCTTTCATGTGTTCAAAAATTTTGGTTTATAATCAAGCAGAACAAAATTAACAAGTATCACTCTGATACACTAATAATCAGCGTTTGACTTATGAAAAATTTATGCTTTCAGAATGTTACGGTGTTAAATATCTGGTAAATTAACATGATTTAACCACTACACAGATACATATATTCAATATATGTAATACTTTTGCACCGTATCACAGTGATACAACAAATAACATTCAAACTGATACATTATGAAACCAAAAACCTATTCAGTATCTAGAGAAAAAGCAATTAAAATAGCAATGAATCATAATTGCGTATCGCGTGAAGTGGCAGAAGAGTACACAGACTCGGAACTAAAAGAAGTTCTTAGGCACTTAAGTATTAAGGCTAATTTTTAATCAATAATCTTATACAATAATGGCAGCAAAAGAAATCCTAACTGTTTACAACGCTTGCAAAGCCGCTACAGTGTCATGCATCAGCAATCCAGAATGGGGAACAAAGCGATTTAACTACAACGAACAGCCATTGACAGAAGGACGATTTGCAAGTACTGTTGGAATCGGTTGTAATTCAAAAGTACTGTTTGAAAGTGAATATCATTTATGGCAAATAGAAAATGGCATTATTTAATGAATCCTCAATTCAAATCAAAGGGAGGATCGGTAGATAAACCCTGTTTTACTTTGATTGCCGGAATGGACAAGTCGCCAGCTTATTTGATAGAGACTTCAACCGATATTAAAAAAGTTCCTTCGTTTGTAAAAATATATTCGGATCATATTGTATATGAGATTTACGATACGGATTCGGATATAATTAAGAAGGTGAAAGAGTTCATGGCTTTATACGGAATTATCGACATTAAAATGCGAATGCTTCGTATTCCGGAGCTGAAAAAAATAATGGGTTTCCCGGAAGATTATATTTTGATAGGCACTCAAGCAGAGCAAAAAAAATTTATCGGGAATGCGGTTGAAGTTCACATGGCTTCGGCATTAGTAAAAGCAACAGCTTTAGGATTAATAAATAAAAATAAAAGCATAGCAGTATGAACGGAAACATGTTCGGGATAGACCTGTATCCTACACCAAAAGAGGTCATTGAATTGATGCTAAGGAACGTAATCGTTAGCAACAAGGTAATACTTGAGCCGTCAGCGGGTACCGGCAACATCGTCGATTATTGCTATGAATACGGCGCAAAGGAAGTAATAGCTTGTGAGATCGACTCGCGTCTTCGCCGGATCCTGTCACCAAAGTGCCACATCGTTGAAGACGACTTTATGAATCTAACGCCCGAGAAGGTGTCGCACGTGGACCTTATCGTTATGAATCCGCCTTTCAGTTCTCAGGAAAAACACGTGCTGCACGCTTGGGATATTGCACCGGCAGGCTGTCAGATCATTTCCCTGTGCAATAACTCCATGCTTGATAACCGATATTCACGGACACGTACTCAGATCATGGAGTTGGTGAATGCTTACGGCAGCTCACAGGCATTTGGAAGCTGTTTTGACACCGCGGAACGGCAAACGAATGTAGAGATCGGTTGTGTGTGGTTACATAAGCCAGGTACCGGAGAAAACGAGTTTGAAGGTTACTTCGATTTGTCGGAAGACGAACGGCGTGATATTAACGGATCCGGTATTGTGCGCTACGACTTTGTGCAGGACATTGTTTCCCGGTACGTGGAATCTGTTAGTATGTTCGACGAGGTTGACGCGGCCAATAATCGTATCAATGCAGCTATCTCCGGTGTTGTTTCTGGATTCAATATCAGATTTGGGGCTAATAAGACAGGCCGTGACAACGAATATAAGCAGATCGACAGGCAGACATTCAAAAAGGAACTTCAAAAGGCCGCTTGGAACAAACTGTTTGATCTTTTCAAAATGGACAAATACGTTACTCGTGGCGTAATGGCCGACATCAACAAGTTTGTTGAACAGCAAACGCACGTACCATTCACTGTCAAGAATGTATACCTGATGATCCGCATGATTGTCGGAACGCATGGCAGTAGAATGGATAAAGTACTTGTTGAAGCATTCGAGAAGATATGCTCATTTTCAAAAGATAACAGCGGCGCCGGTGAAGGTTGGCGGACAAATACCGACTTCACGATAAATAAAAAATTCATTCTTCCGTATATGACACGCATAGGTTGGTCAGGCGAATTACAGTTGAGTTATTCCAGTAGCGATAAAATGGATGACATTGTAAAAGCTTTATGTTTTCTTACTGCTATAAATTATGATCAAGTAAAAAGATTTGATTCATTTATTTCAGACTTCAACAACGCGGTAAAGCATCCAATGAATAAGATGCAATTCGGACAATGGTATGAATGGTCATTTTTTAGATTCAAGGGGTATAAGAAGGGTACCATGCACTTTGAGTTTATTGATGAAGACATATGGCTTCGCTTCAACCAAAAAGTAGCTGAGATTAAAGGATGGAAGAACATTTTGACACATTCAAAAAAAGCGCGCCGTCAAACAACAAGAAAAACGACTTAATTTCACAATTATTAATAATTATAAGCCTAATATTTAACTGTTTGACCGCACCATCTATTAAATATATATGTACTTTTGTGTATCACACTGATACGATAACGAATTATATCTGAAGAGAGAAATACGTACAGCGACCGGCCAATCCGTGACGGCTAATGACCTGGTTTCGATAATCTAAAGAGAAATTTTACTAACCAAAATTTTAAGATGGGTCGCCCCCTGAAAAATAAGACTGGTTCGCTACCGTGACTGAAATGGTGCTTCCATAATAAAGTGTAATGCTGCTCTGCAAGGTGACAGTTTTCATCTTAACAGCAAGTTTGCCTGTTTAGCTCAACGGTAGAGCGGTAGATGCTTTTAACTTAACCATGGAACTGAGGAGTAAACATTTACAGGTCGCAAGTTCGAATCTTGCATCAGGCGCATAATCCCCTGCTTTGAGGATTGAGAGGTAATAATCAGGTAAAAGCCCTCCCTATGTGCTACAGGTTATTGAGTTCAAGTCGAAATGAACAGCAAGCACAGATTGCAGACTGACAGCCGGGAAAGACCGGCACACGGAGAGATGACGAAAGTCGGATAGACGTACTATGACGATAGGTTTGTATAACAGGATATGCGTATAGGGTAGCGAGTCGGTGCAACTCCGACGAATACAAATGCCGGTTCGAATCCGGCTCTCTCCACAAACCAAATTAGTGAACCGGTTAAAGACCGGCGGCTCTTGCAGGCCGACAAATGTCAAAGTAGCAAGAAGGCTTTGAATCGCTAAGTGACAACATTGCTCTGTTGAGGAACTTAGTTAAAGGTTTTACAGAGAGTTTTTAGACCGGCGGCAATACCGTCGCCGGTCTTTTAAAAGCAAGTAATATGAAGAATCTGATTATTATTGTAATAATGCTTACGTGCATATCCTGTAATAAGCATGAACCGAAAATGGATGTGATCGGAGTATGGCGTGTTACACATGTCAGTAATAACGGCAATGATTATCGTAGCGCTATGGAATATAACTGGTACCTGAATTTTTACCCGGACGGTACCTTTATATACAGTCTTCAATATGAAGATGTGAACGAATACCAAATAGGGCATTATACGATGGAACTTAACCGGATAAGCTGTGATATTCCGAAAACGCATCCGGTAACAATCGATGTATTGGATTTAAACGGCAATACAATGACGATTAAAATGCAGCAAAATACGGCTATCTCGGTGATGTATGGGATAGCTGAAAAACAGATTAAATAACGTTTAATGTTATGAAACTAACTGATAAACAAAAGGCTCGGGTGATGCTTGCCGTAATGGCATCATGTATACTCTCTATCTGGATTATCCATATCTACGTTAAAGGATTTGATGCTTGGCTTAACTACATGATAAGTAAATGAAAAAGCACACTTTACGCCGAAAATTCAAAGCATGGATGCTTTGGCAGGATCGTTTTTGGTCAAAGCCTGAAAACAAAGAAATGCTTACGTACATGTTTATGCATCAACAATTTGGTCAATCTGGAATTTGGCTGTAATAACATACAATATGGAATTTGGAAAGAAAGTGATACACGTACACATAAATGAATCTGACGAAAACAGATACTTCGGATCCATTACCGCGATGCTAAATCAAACAAACAATGGCAAAGATCTCGGTGTTACCAGAAAGGCATTATATGGATCTGGGTTTGCAACAACTGGAACATTCTCGAATGATATATGTGTAATCACAAGAGGCGAGATTGAACGGATGCCTGGCAACAGAAAGGCTCCTGTAAGGATATTGCGCGTAATTTAATAAAATCACATCATGACATCTCAACAGCTCTCAATATTTGAATCGGCTTCACCCGTAATTACTCATTCATTTCAAAGAGAAAGGGATAAGAGGGGAAGATTTAAGTATCAGGCGTCCGATCTGCTTAAGCTGATAAAACTGTGGAAGAAACGAGCTGCCTTTTGGGAATGCAAGTACGAGGAAGAGCGAAGAAAGTGCGAGCAACTTATTAGAACAAATTCGGTTTTACAAAAAAGCATCGGAATAAATAAATAATTATATTTGCAAAACATGGAGACACCTAAAACATTTATCACGGAAGAATACATTACCGATTATTTAAGCGATAAATCACGTCGCTCAATCAATTCAAAGTCGCTTGTGGGTTTTAATGGAGAAACAACTAATGTTGATTCTTTGTTAGAAAGGATTTTTGGAAAAGTAAAGCTCACAAAAGAACTGGTAAGTGAAATTGAGTCTATAAAATCAACGGTTCCTGTTGTATCTTTGCTTGGAATTATAAAAAGACTACCACCGGACGTTGGTCAGATAAACGAGACAATATCATTGCTTGAAAGGCGCATTGAAGACAAGCGAATTAATAGATCTGTAAATGCAGGTGTAAAAGAAGGCTATGAGTTGTCTATTGACATACTGGCAAATGATGTTGAAGACATCGATAGAGAAATAAACTGCCTTAAAACTATTCAAGGCAGGGCGATTGCTTATTTGGCTATTGACTACCTTAAAGGAGATTGCAATCAGAATATTTTGTGCGATGTACCAATAAGAAATTGATTATGGAAACGATTGACAAAGGATTTGAAAATTATAAACCATACACCTCAAAGTGTACGATATGCACGCATTTTGATTCTATTCACTTTACATGCGTTGCTTTTCCTAATTCAATTCCATCTAAATTTTTATCAGGAACCGCCGTGCATGATAAGATAGAAACTGGCCAAACCGGAGAAGTTACTCTTACATTGTCTTAGCTTTTGTATATTCTATGCCGTATTTGTCACACAAGCGTTTCCAAAGCACATGAAAATGAAGTACGTTTGCCCTTTCAATATCAACCTCCTGATTTTTACTATTGCGTATTATACTTTCAAAGTACGATCTTACTTCAGAATTCATTTTCTTGTAATATCCAACCATATCAGAAACGCTCATCCACCCCTCTTTAGGTCTTTTAATTGAAAATGTATAAAGAGGAGTTACAGCCCTCATTTCTGCCGCATTGGCACTAATAGCGGTTGTAATATCTTCAGGACTGAATGAGCTACCTATTCGCAACAAAGAGCCTTCATCATACTTCCATCCTTTTGGATGGTTATGCGTGACTATATTATCCTTAAAGTTGAGTAAGTCTTCACTTGAAAAAGACACAGACGTTGACCCACCCTGTTTTCTGAAAACCTCATTTCCATTCATATCAAAGGCAACCAGCGTTTCAAATTTTTTGTTTATGCGAATATCATTCTCAACAGATTTTATTTTATCGTAAACTCCAATATTACTTTTGTTTGAGTTTTCAACAGCATCCAGATTCAAACCACCAGACAACTTCCCTCCTTTGAAATTATCCCGGATAAAGTATGGCTGTGACGTCCAGTTTTTTGATTTCTCTGTGTTTAATGCTACCCACTTTTTGAAACCGTCAGGAACGTCTGTAACTGTATTCGCAGATTGATATTTCCGGTACTCTGTACCGTATAGAGCCGCTTTCATTTCGTTCAATTCGTCCGTATCGAATTCATCAGGATCCATCAGTATGGGTACTGCATGGCAACGGCACTGCGGGTGCCATCCTACAAACTTAAAGTCTTTTGGGTATTTACCTTTTAGCGCATCGCAAATGTCTGGGAATGGGTGGTTATTAGACAGCTTTACTTCAAATCCCGCAACAAAATCCATCTGCCGCCACCGAAGTTGATCAGATTCCCGATAGGCCATGTTGACCTCTGATCGCGTCAATCGCATTGCGTTCTTGTAGCTGGATCTATATTTTCCTTGCCCCGGATGAAAAGCTTTAGCAGCTTTCGACAGTTGCAAGTTACCTCTTTTATCACGAACTCGACGGAAAAGCTTATCTGGATCCACAAGGAATTGGCGCAACTGTTTCGACAGATCTTGCGCAGACGTTCCTTGTCCAATTCTTACATCAATTCCGAGTTCCATTTGAGTCTTCATCTGACTGGCATAGTTCCATATCCTTTGCGAAAGATCAAGACCATTTACTTTGCGCGTTTGGAACGCGCTCAGAGCATCGAGATTGCGATCCTGCATCTTTGCCATGGTTGCTTTCTTTAGATTCGTGGTGTCGAGTATAGAAGCAATGAAGTTGTCGTTTTTATCACACGCGTAAAGCCACTGCGCCTTGACCCCATTGTTTATTACAGATTGAATGTTGTTTGCAAGACCCTGTATGATATTTTTTGCCTGCGCATTGGCCTGTGGATAGTCTGAAAATGAGAAAGCCTTTGACGGGTCTATGTTCAATCGTATGGCAGCACGAGAAAAGTCATCGACTGCAGACTGATACAGCATGTCGATGGCCTGTGCATACGATTCTGTCAATTTATAGCTATTGACATCATATCCCTGAAACGAAAAACCCGTTTTTTTTGGCTTCTGAGGCATTTTTATCGTTGTTTGAAGTAATCGCACCTACGAGGCCAGTATCCTATCTTGTAGCCATTCGGATTGCGCTCTGTGTTCGTGCAATCAATCATTATATTCTCGACAATACCAGGACATGAAACACATTGAAGGCAATCAATATCCGGTTTTTGCTCTATTTGGGTATTTTTCGGCATACTATTCAATTTACAGCGTCTTTGACATCCACACTAAGTTGTTATCGTTGTCATCTTCTCGCAAGTATTCATACCCACGACGTTTGTACCAATCATGCATCCAAGATCCTTTTTCTACTTGTAAACTGGATACGGATGCGCCTAATTTTCTGCCTATTTCTTCACGTATTTCCTGCAATTCGGTGCCTATGCCTTTTTTTCTTGAAGATTCGGATACGCTTAACCAGTTTAGATTAATAGTAGACTTGTCGTCGTGATACCAATACGCATGAGCAAATGCAAACCCATGTTTTTCCATTATTAGGATTTCATCTCCCCATGAATTTGTGGAGTAATGGGATATATACTTACATGGCACTTGCTGTAATATTAAATTAATATCTATTATCATAGTTGTTAGGTTAATAGTTATGGGCGAAGATTTACACCTTCACCCATATTTAATGTTTACAGCTTTGTAAGCGTACTCCCGGATTCTGTCACAATAAAGTATGACATCTTTCGGAGAGGCAGATCATTTTCAATAAAAAATGTCTGTTGTCTCTGAGTTACCAGTAAAGCTCTGATTTTTGATTTGTCTTCATTAGGATAATCAGAATCTATTGCTTCATCAAACTCTGTAGTTACTCCATTTTTCAAAATAGAATAAGATCCTCCGATGTCAAAATCAGTTGTTACGCTACCAAACGGAGAATTTTCATCTTTCCTGCGTTCTTCAATTACTCTTAATGTGTACATGATGTATATATTTATATATGTGCCTACTCTATTAAAGGTTTTCGGCATCCCCTATTGTATTTTATGCCGGTGTTGGTTCGTTAAGTGCAAAGCTATTTTGGCGAGATGTGGCCGAATCCTGTTCTTTAAGGTACTGGTCATAGTCAGAATCAGGATCCTGCGTCATCCCGGCTTTTTGGAAGCTGGCCTTTTGGGACATCACAGCATTTCCACCGTTAGCGTCAGACCAAATCTTTAGCTCTGCCGCTTCATCCCGAATGATGTACGGAGTGATAACCGGCTCAACAAATAAGTTTTCGGCATCCGTAGCAAGTTTTGTGTTGAACTTTCCGATGTATGCCTTTACCACGTTAATCCGACGTTGTAGATACTCGTCGAAAACCTCCTGATGATCGGCAACCTTCAGGTGAGCATCCATGAACAGAAGTTTCAAAGCAATGCCAGATATTGCACCGAGGCCTTTCACGGCTTCAAATGAAATGTCAGGCGTTTGCGTTATTGTGTATATCATTCGAAGAAGCGTTTCAATCTCGAGTTTAACGGCTTCTGGCGCGTTATCCCATGAAAGATATTTTGCATCCGCTTCACCGTCTGCTTGGATGATTGCACCAGACTCCCCTTTCTTTGCAAAGCCTTTTAATTCTCCTTTTACGAATATCTTAGGTGAAGCAAAGTAATCGTTAGTATCGGCAAAATTGGATAGCAATTTTTCGAGTCGGTCAATGAGATTCTGAACGTCTTCCCACTCAACGTGTTGCTGATGTCCATATATCACGGGTATTTTTCCGATTGCATTTTCGGCTGGGTACCCATCTACAAGGGTATATCCGCCGTCAGACAATGCCCACAAAAAGTGAAACTTGTCAGTGTATGTTTCAAAATAGCTTGTTGTTTTTTGGTTATGATCCTTAATGGAAAATGCACGTGAAAAAGCTACCATATCGCCAGTTTCGTCAAAATACGGATACAGCGTATCTCCGCGCATGGGAGAAAATATGCCACATCTCAATTTGAAATTACTATCAAACCCGTAAATTGAATTTTCTTTTTGTATCGGGTACCATACTTCGGCAACTTCTGTTGAACTGAACAATTCCCTTGCCACCCTGCGGTTGAATGATCGTTCTTTCACGTCGTACATGACCCGCTTAAGTGCTTTCATTACAATCTTTTCGTTGTCATTTTCAGGGGTTGCATCCAATTCAACAGGATTGCCAAATATGAAAGAAACGGCACGTTTTACAATCAGTTTTTGAATCGCCAATGCCACACGGGCGACCGGTTCAAGCCTATAGCCTGACTGTCGTGCTGCTCCTGCCGTCACATTCAGCACTGTTTCATTTTCAGGGTAATAATCCGGATCATCAGGGTCGATCTTTATTTTTTTGTCAGGCCGCTTTATACGGTTGCAAACGTCATGCTCTTTTGGGTTAAGCCCTTTTTTTGAAAGTTCAACATTTGGCAAATCAATGTATCTTTTTGACTTTAACTCGTCAATCACTTTTGAAAAGTCAAGTTCTTCACCTTCTGGTGCAATAAATAAGTCGTTAACATCTGGCATAGTATTGTGTGTTAAAGTATCACAGTGATACGTTTATAATCAAAAATATCCGGTAAGATCCTTTGCGGCTCCGTTAGATTTTCCTCTCCATTCTACGGTACCGGTTAAGCAGTCCGGGGCGTCGTCATGCTTGTTCTTGCCTACTTTCATATAGTTTGTTATGTCATTATAAAACTCTGGCCACATCTTCTCCCAACCAGTAGGGAAATAAACAAGATTCTGAACGTCTGCCGACTTTGAGAATATCCTAATAGATTTGTTTTCGGTTTGCGTGAACCATTTGAAAGTAGTTTTGTTGTTTCCAATGATCCTACATTGATCTTCAACTTTTCTCGCAAACCCTCGACCTCCATTGTTTGATTCAACGATAGCTCTTTCAATTACATGTTTTGAAAACATTTCGGCTGTCTTGGGTTCTGTGTACTCCATCGGCTTCTGAGTATATAAAACATCTGTAACATAATTAGCGACGTCTGTTTCCACGTAGCATATAGAGCACAAATAATCGCTTCCCGTGTCTGCCGTATCTGTATAGCTCTTTTTGATAGCCTTTTTGCAATACGGTATTACATCGTAAGTCCTAAAGCCTTGTTCATACATAAGCCCTTCGAGTGGCTTCGGGTTTTGCTGATAAAGAGACTCAAATACGTGATTGTTTTTTCTCCTTGCAGCCTTTAGCTTATCCAGGCTATGACGCTCTGGCCATAATGGTTCTCCTTCATGTCTTGGGTCGTATTCCGTGGGCTTTCCTATTTTAATTGCCTGATATATAATTACTACCCATCCATCAGGATTTTCTATAGGGTCATATATTCCCTGTTCTTTAAGTAGTCTTCCGGCAAGGTCGTCTTGATGCCAACGCGTGAACACGATCAGCTGTTGAGAATCGTTGTGTAAACGGGTATCGGCAACTGTGTCATACCAATCGCTTACAGTTTCACGAATAGTTGGCGACCATGCTGTTTTTGCATCTTTGTACAGGTCGTCCATTATCAGCGTATCCACAGGATCCCCCGTTAATGGTCCGCCTACACCAACAGTCTTGCAGCCGCCTCTATGTCCTACTATTTCAAATTCATCCGATGTCCGTATGTAATTATCCCTGTTTGGATCTTCCGTATAATCTGATCCAGCTAAACATGTTTTTGGGAATATATCGTGGTACTCTTCAGTGTTGATTATACGCTGAATTTCCCTGTTGAATTTCCGTGCCTTTGGTGCGTTGTATGACACTACCGCAATCTTTCTGTCAGGGTCTTTCCCTAATAGATATGCAGGAAGGCGTCTTGTTGATCCTTCAGACTTACCATGCTGCGGAGGCATGAATACCATCAGCTTTTTTATATTACCATCCGCAAAATCGGTAAGGACGCCATAATATCGCTTTTGAAAATCGACAGGTTTGAAAGTTGGCATTGTTGCCTTTGTGAATGAAAACAGACTGGTGCGACTTTTACGCATCAACCTTTCATTCAACATAGATAGATATTCCAACTTTTCACGCTTATTCATCCATTCAATTTCCGCAATGTTTCTTCGATTTTTTGATCGAGCTCTTCATCTGTCATGCCCGAATACTTCCCAAATAGATCTTTTCCCCCTTTGCCGGTTACTTCGTTGTTAACCCTGTTTTGATATTCACCAGAGGCTTTGTTAGTAAGGGCAAACACTATGGCTGCCGTATCGGGTTGAAAATGTTTCTTGATTATGGTTTGCTCCTTGATTTTGGCTTTCGGCTTTCTGGTTACCGGATCCACCTCTTTTGAATCGACATACAAGGTCTTTGTTTCGTCAACAGTATAACCGTTGATCTTCTTTCTGAGTGAGTTTTTAGCTTCTTTTACAAGGATCTCGTCAAATTGATCTTGTGCGCGCGCGATGGCTTCTGCAAATTCTGATTTTTCTTCCTTCCATGTATAGAATGAACGCTCTGATATTCCGACAGTTAAACATATTTCTGCAATCGTGTAAGTGTCAGAGCTTATCAGCTTACAAATTCTATTAACAATCTTTTTGCTGTACTTTGCCATGGCATTACTCTTTTAGTTCGCATTTAAAGCCTCTATCCTGTAACTCAGAGAAAAGCAAAGAAAGTTTTGCAACATCTTCGCATTCCACCACAAGACGTGTTAATATTTCCTTTTTCACATCCGGTTCTTCCTTTTCTTCTTTTTCAAAGTCGACATTCACACCCCATTCTTCGGGCATAACTTCCCATTGTTCAGTAATCTTCTGAATATTTTCTTCGTCCCAGTCAAGATTAACCTTGCTTGTTGCATTGTCTGCAAGTGCCAGTTCACGCCCTCTTTTTGAATCAAGGTCAATATCTGTACGCTTCACGGCAACAAGCTTTGTCCCGTCCGTTTCAACAACAATAACATCTTCAAGGCCAATAGAAGAAGCCGCTTCAATAGACTTATTTCCAGCGATAATACGATTGTTCTTATCGAGAAGAATAGATCTTCCGGCTCCCAGTTCACTGAATGACTTTTCAATCAATCTATGCCCGTACTCGGTGCCTTTGTTTGCGTTCAGATCATCCGGCACAAGAATATCAATTTTAGATTGGGTAACTTTTTCTTTCATAATAACTTGCTTTGATACAAAATTAAAAAAGACGTACCAGAGTGATACGTCTTTAGGCAAAAAGATATGATTTTTTTATGTGGCTAATGGTGGTTCATCACCGGTTTCATAATGTTTCAAATTTGCGTTCTTTGGTGCGAGTGTCAACTTCCTGATCTTTAATTTCCGATACGTATTGGATCATCTTCATCCTATACCATTGAAACCATGCCCATTTGTCAAAAAATCCTCCATTTGAAAGATATTCTTTTATTTCTCCGGATAACGTAGCACGAAGCATGTAGAACCAGTACGGGTCATAACATACGGATAACTTATCGGCAAAGCAAAGTTTAGATGGGAATGCACCGGCTTTTTTTGCGTAAAATCGTGAGTGGTATAGCGAAAAGTCATGCCATTTAAATGATCTGAATTCTCGTTTAACTTCAACAAAAGACCCTATTCGAGTGTTTGTGCATGTTACCTTCCATTTATCAAATACGTGCATGATCTTTGCTCCAAATTCCGGATGTTTCTCACCTTCTTCTCCGTCCATATTTGGACATCCAAAATAACCAAGATCATGCACAAAAAATGCAATCCAAATGCGTGGATCCCATGGGAAATCATATAATTTAACCCACGATATCGCTACTACGATTGGGTGCCACCAAAATGCGTGCACTCCGAATAAAACTGATTTAGTTCCTACTTTCATGGTTCTGTGCAATTTTCAGGTTTAAGAAACGACATCATAATAGGGTGAAAATTTTGTCTAAACGTCAAAACAGTGATCCAAACCTTGCCGGTTTCTGCAACTTGTTTGCGTTCTTCTTCATCAAGTTCACAGCACATAGTTACCGGTGTTGTAGGATCTTCAAGATCAATATACACTGGCAGCGTTTCGTATTCAGGCTGATTCTCAGCAATACAAACATTTACTTCTGGAAATTCAATTGCTTTCATGTCAATAAGCATTAGTAATTACCACATCGCCAGAAACTTCAACAAGTTTGCCTGTCGATTTATCCTTAAAAAAGTAGCCGTCTGATTCTTTCTCAGTTGATACTTTTCCCGTAGAAGTCCATTCGCGCACCAGCTTTCCACCAGAATACATTTCAACCTTGAACGAATTTCCATAGTTGGCGAGATACTTTTCTTTTACTGCATCTGTGCATGATAGAGCTGAAATGCCAATAACGAGTAATAAAAAAATCTTTTTCATGTTGTTGGTGACTTGCCTATACAGTCGAGGTTTTTAACTATTAATCAATAATTTAAGTTGTGTATCAACTTTGTAATTTTTGAAACTGAATATCTGTGGCTTGATTTCAATCCTTCTCATAATTGAATCAATGATATTCATTTCAAAACGACTATTTTTTACCATTATTTCAGGTTTTACGACCTCTGTGATCTTGTTATTATTGTCAACGTAAAGCAATCCCCAGCCTTTTGGCAAATCACTTTCCTTAATAATTCCAGCAGGGCACAAATAGCTTCTGTAGTCTCCTACGTCGTTAGCCGGATAGATCCTGTGTGATTTCTTTAAGTCGGCCAAAAAATCGCTTCGTGATACTTTTACTTCAATCTGCTGTGTCTTATCACATCCAAACCCAAAAATATCAGGTTCGCACGGTATAAGGCATGTTATCTCAACGACCACGTATTTAGGTTTATTCCATCTTACAATTCCGTGAGATTTAAGCCATTTTGCGCCTAAAAAACAAAGTTCTGTGTGTGTCATACACCTATTGATTGAACCTATTTAACTCTGATCAGATAGCCGACATATGCCCATGCTATCAATGCCGCGTCTCGTTCCTCCTGATTCGTCCTATTTGGCAATCCGGGGATGAATTGCGAAATCTCTTCATGCGTTATTTTGCCGTCTTTTCCTTTCCAGCACTTTCGTAATGGTGGCACTTCCTGAACATTTATCCCGTAATGCCTACACATTTCAACGATCTTTCTGCCTGTCTCGTGGTTTCGTCCTGTCTTGTTTCCTATTGCAGCTGCGTACTTGTGGTTTTGTCCTGTTGACGTGTGCCAGTTATGGAAGATAAGCCATGATGCTTCAACATAGACGATAAAACTTTGAGACAACTTGTCTGCGCATTCCTTTTCTGACTTTATCTGGTCAATGAGAGTCGGAAAAGAAAGAGCAATAACATACATTGAACTGTCATGCGTACTTAAAAACGCCAGCCCCGATTTGTCGCAATCAGGGTCAATTGCTATAATACGATCGTATTTCATAATCTAATTATTATAGTTCTAATTTTGTTTGATGATCTCTCATAAAGCAATATTCTTTAATGGACAAATCACTAAGCCACCATTTTACGGCATCTTTTCCAGACTTAAATCTTTTTGCAAATCCGCATTCAGGATTTAGATCAATTACTTTCTGACAAGTGTTTTCATAAGCTTTTTTTACATTAGGATATTGCTCTAATTCTTTCGCTTGATTATGACTTATCGGGCATCCTATGCAACCTATACGCATTTGCGATTTATATAAAGAACAGGCAGAAATATTTCTTGATGCCAGAAAACTCCATACGTCTGTGTCTTTCCAATCTAAAATTGGGGCAAATAAATTTTTATCACATCCATTCTTGCACGAAAATGTAATTTCTTGCCAATTTTCTCTTTTTTTACTTTCGGAATGTCGAACTCCAATTATAGCAACTCGATTTAACGCATTTCTCTCCTTAATAAATTCACAACAATACCTGCCCATCCGTGTTGGCAAACATTTCTTTTTCAAAATCAATTGAAACATTGTCATTTTAGGGCGTAACCAAATTACATCAGGATAATTTTCACGAATAAATAAAAGCAACTCCTTCGGATCAACGCTTGTTTTATAAAAAAACGCCTGGAACTTAACTCCTGCCATCTTGGCGAGCTCATAAATTACCTGACTATCTTTCCCACCCGAAAACGCTAAATGAAACCCATCATCGGAATACTTCAGTGCAAGATTCTCTGTTTTTTGAATCAAAGCGATTGAATGATTTATTTTTTCTTGTAGTGTCATAGTATTACAGTGATACAGTTTTGGATATGATTTCGTTGACTTTGTAATAAATCTCACGAAATGATTTGTTGTATTTGACTTCGTCGTCAAAATTCTTCAGATAACGATGAATTGTACATCTGTCGCGATGAACGATATTTACAAGATCTTCAGGAAGCATAAATAATACATCAACGCAATATTTCACGAATAATACACGAGCGTAGTAACATGGTCTGAACCGTCTGGATGTTGTATATTCGTCAATGTCAAGACCGATAACTTCACGTATAGCATCTTTCACATCCATAACGACCGTTTGATTAACGTCAATCTCGTTGAGTATTGTCATGTTCATTTGTTGGGCAATATAACGCTCGATTCTGGCACCTTTGGAGTCAGTCCAGTCCCTCAAAAGAAGAATAGCATCACAATCCATCAAATTTGATATTGATTCTTTCATCATATCCGCCCAGCTTTTTGATTGATCCGCCCAGCTCATTGGATTAACGGGATCCATGCCTATATTTGCTATTAATGAGGCTGCACCATCAAATTTTGCCTGAACTTTTTCAAGTTCCAAACCTGTTATTTTTCCCGATATGTATGTTCTCATGATTAATAGTTTGTGTTTCTGATTCTGTGTTTTTTTAAGCTCATAATCACTTTTTTACGGATTTTCTTTTCGGCTTTCATCCGTTCCCATTGTTCGCTTGTAATTGCGTTTTTTGCCCACTCATCCCGTTTAGCTTTCTGTTCTTTTTTTTGAATCTCGTCAATCTTTGCGCGCCGGTATTCGAGAAATTTTCTTAAAGCATCCGTTACAACAAGATTATCAAAAATGCCATAGAACTTTCCGTATTCGCCAGATTTGAACTTCTGAAAGAAAACCATCAGTTCTGTAGCCTTCAAGTAGCCAAATGCGCTTAAAATCGTTTTTGCAAGCATTTCTACCTGTTTTATGTACTCGGAATCTTCAGCTTTCTTTACCCCAGAGAAAAACGCAAGGTCGTTTATTTGAATTTCAAGCCATATCTCTGCCGTTGGCTCTCCAAAGGTTCCCGATATTCTTGAAAGACTTGGAGCTTCCCCCATAAAGCACTTATCAATATTCCGGCAATAATCAATTTGTTTCCCAGGATTAAACAGCTTCAGAAATTTCTCACCGCTTTCATACCTGGTTATTATTGCTGTTTTCCAGTTTTGACTTGATGTGGTCGACAAATGCCTGTTGTCTTGTAGAACTTGCGGGAGAATATCCCCTATCTTTTGAATCATATCCGTTTTTTGTTATCTCGTTAAAGTACCATTCCGCCTTAAATCCCTGCCAGCTTTTTTCAGCTGCCATCTTAACACATTTGTTGGCTTCCGCCCCCGTTTTGTTTATTTCTCTTACAAGAGCATCGAATGCTGTTTCTGTATTCGCCGCCCGTTTTGTTTTTCTTACCTGTAACCAGTCATTAGCTACTTTTTCATCAACACCCAAACCGATAATAAATTTTTTGAAATCAAATTTTTCGGTAGATGTATTAATACTTCTTTTCTTCTTTATTTCTTTACTTTCTTTATTTGTTATCGCTGGCGTTTCATCTGCGTTTCGTTCGCATGTCATTTGCGTTTCATCTGCGTTTTGATCTCCTTGATAACTTTCATAATTACAGATTGTTATCCGTGTCGTTTTATGCATATTTTCTGCCACAATCATCTTCTCACTTTTGAGCAAATCGAAAAAACGCTTTACTTTGGATTTATCCCATAAAAACATCTTACCCCACGTCTCAAGAGAACGAATTGATTGCCCTCTTTTTACTTCTATTTTTTCGTTACCAATAAGCACGGATTCATCACGATAGTTGGCAAAAGAAATCATATCTTCCCACGCCTCACGACGTGTGTGAGGACGGTTTTCTCTGTATAAAAAATTCTCATACGATTTACGATGTAGTTTTATCCAACCTTCCATTTCGTTCGATTGTTATTTAAGCCCCCTGATACAATCACAGGGGGCTTGTTTCTGACGGTTATACTTCAAAAATGGCAATGTCTGGTGCGATTTCACGAATAGCTTTTAACTGTTCGTCAATAACGCTATCGCGAAGCGTCTCCATGCTTTCGTTAGCACCAGGAGAAAGAAGCGTAAAACCAACCTCACGGCCATCAATGGAGGCGAATGTTTCTACATCGAAAGTTTCTGCAGGTTGTCCTTTGAAAATTGGCATTTGGAGCGAAAACGATTCAGGCAGGTTTGAATCAACTGTCTGTGTGAACACATCGTTACGATCTCCTTTTTCGGATGCTCCCTGTTCGAGTTTTGCATTTACCTTAGCTTTGAAGTTTTTCAGATCAGAAACTAACTTCATTGCTACATTTTTATCAGCAAAAAATGACCGGTTCATTTTGATAAACATAGCCAATTCAAACGGAGACCATACCTTTCCGGAGTTAACCCCAAACTCAACAAATTTCTGGTTGAATTCAAGTTTACCAGTAACGGTTCCACGGGTGTACTCGTCATTTTCACAGATGACAAGTTGAATGGAAATTTTGTCCCTGTTGACAATAACATGTGATAGCTTTTGATTTACCTGATTAGGTTGGTCAATGCGCTTCAATAAAAACTCAACAGGAGATTGGATAGTTCCGCTGATTGATACTCTCACAGGGGCTCTTGGGTCAAGCACTATCGGTGCGTCGCCCTGACGAATGATTACTTCTTGCTGGCCGGGAGCCAGCGTAATGTTAAATTTTTTTTGTTCTTCTGACATAATAATAAAATTTTGATGGTAAATAATTAACCCTCAGTTCCGGTTATTGGCAATCTGAAGATTGTTGTTTGTCGCTCTTCTGAAAGTATGCCTCGCTCGTAACGAAGAATACCGGCTTCATCATAAAATCCAACACGACCCGCTTCCTGATCGATGAATTTGTAAAGTTCCTCGTTAACAAATTCGGATTTCTCTTTGATATTCTTAAGAAGTTTCGAACGATCTTCTTTGAGAGGTTTAAGTTCGTCTTTCAGCGACTTTGTGAGTTCTTTGATTTGCTCTTCTTTGTCGTTGATTGAAATGTCAGTCTCCGCAAGATCCGTTTTGAACTGGTCGATCTCTTCGACTTCAAAAGGCTTTGTGTAGCCTATTTTCTCAATACCCGTAGCGTTATCCTCAAGGTATTGTTTACGTTTTTTTTCTGGTATTTCTCCAAAAAGAATTTTTTCCATACAAATTGCGGTTTGTGCCCTGATTGGCGGTTAATTATTGAAAAATGAAGCAAATAAATTGTTGCCAAATTCACCTTTTGTTAATATGATAATCTCAGAGATTGAGTATTCTTTCTTTTGCTGTGAAAGTCTGTTTTTAACGAAGTCTTTAGTCCCAAAAGAACAAGCACCTGTGATTATTCGGTAGCATTCTATCGCTTTTTCATATGACAGTTTGCTTTCAAGAGTCAACGCTTGAAATTCTGATTTATCACGATTTGATATTTTGAATATCAAATCTTCCTTAGCCTCTTTTATAGTATCGCCATGCGAAAACTTTCCATTTCCATCAGTTACAACAAAAAATTCTTTCTTGCTTCCAATTTTAGAGACTCTATAAACATTTATTTTTTTCTGAATAACATGGACAAACATCCCATCACATTTAATGTATTTCTCATTATCCCAAGAAAAAAGGTAGTTATCGGCTTCTATCTTAGAATATTTAGATTCCGTGATCTGCGTTCCTTCAAGGAAGAGAGAGCCGCCAACGGTAAGGTTATCCGGTAGGGATGTGATCTGCGTTCCTCTAAGGTCGAGATAGCCGCCAACGGTAAGGTTATCCGGTAGGGATGTGATCTGCGTTCCTTCAAGGTCGAGATAGCCGCCAACGGTAAGGTTATCCGGTAGGGATGTGATCTGCGTTCCTCTAAGGTCGAGATAGCCGCCAACGGTAAGGTACTGCGGTAGGGATGTGATCTGCGTTCCTGGAAGGTC